TTATTCCATTACCACCTGAAGTTTACCAAGCGGCACCGGCATAACCATCCATGCCGTTCCCAGTTTCATTGTCAAGCTGCCAGGAATAATAGTTTTTCCCAACCGGTGCGACATCTTTTCCCCATGTGTTTCGCCTTTCTGTATAAAGCCCATCGGCATTCCTAAAGTTTAACGTCATTAAGTTTTGGACATAAAAATAGCACCTCTGCGGTGCTATTTACTCAACTTTGTCTTATCTTCCGGTGGAAGGATTTCCACCAGTTTCTTCTGTTCCAGTTCTGCTACCCTCTTTTCATCCACTTCATGGACTTCTCCCGGATGGAAAAGCAACATCTTCTGCAGGTCCTTATAGGATTTTATCACTTTTACCTTTCCCATGAGTCTCCTTTCTCTTGCGATATCGCAAGGATTTTGGGTATAAAAATACCACCGATCTTTCGACTGGTGGTGGTTAATCAATGATTATATCTGGTGCTGGCATTGCTTTTGGAACTTCAGTTCCATATTTTTCTATTGTATAATCAAAGCCATCTTCTATGCACTTCAATAATTCATCAGCAAAAGCATCCTGGTCAAAATCTACATTTGGTGGAAATTTAGGACAATATCCAAAACAATCCATAAATGCACCAAATGCCTTATCAAGTTTTTTTATCATTTTGATGCCTCCTTTATCCCTATTTAATTACTTTTTCTATTCGTAATATTCACTCTGTTCCTGCTCCCACGCCCACTTTTTAAATTTCTCAGCAGCTTCTATTACTTCTTTAGGAGCATTTTCAAGATGGCAACCAACCATATAAGGTTCAAAAATATCAATAAGTTTCTGTATCTCTTCCGGATATTTTACTGGCATAATTTTTCTCCTTTTCTTTTAATTAACGTCATATAGTCTGCCTCGACTTCATCATATCTCTCTTGATCATAGATTTTCTTTGCATAATCACTTATCATTTATATCCAATATTTCTTTTGCCCTTTCAGTTCTTGTAAGGTTTTCCATCTTTTATCCATTTTTCATAAGTAATATTTTCAGGTAAAATTTTGAAGTCTTTCAACACTTTAAATCTTGTTTTATTATATGCTTCTATTTCCTGAGCAGTTTTCTTTGGTGGATTTATAAATCTTTCACGTTCTTCTTCTGTAAGGTTTTGTTTTTCTTCCTCTGTCAAATGAATCTCGCTTAATTCCATCCGAAGTTTAAAACATTCTTTTGGTGAAAGTTCTTTTCCCCTTTGTTTTTGTTCTGATTCTGGTAACAATAGCCACTCCCTTGCTGTTAATGCCATCTAATTCACCTCCTTCAAAACAATATGCCAAATAGCACCAACTAATACTTTTGAAATAACTTTAAATTCGCTATTTCGTTCATAAAGGACCTCATTTTCATCTAATCCAATAGAGCTTATATCTCTTCCTTTCTTTGCATCTTCTATATTTATTATAATTTGTGGATTTTCGAGATATCCCTCTTCTTTTGATGTACTCCAATACTGTTTTATTTTTATTGTCTTTCCCACAGTATAATCTGACATAAAGCTTTGCACACGTTCTTCCGCATTTTTATATGTTGAAAAATCAACACATCTTATTAGTGTCCCATTATACTTTTTTACTCTTTTCAATGCCTCATCTAATGCATTAATATAGTTCTGTTGTTCTTTTGTAAGTTCTAACAGGTTATCAGTTTCTCTAAGCAAATCATTAATAACATATGATTCAAAACTTTTATATTTCAATATAGCCCCTAGCTGTTGATCATTTAATTCTATTATATCAGCTTCATTTTCTTTTTCAATATTTTTATCTGATATTTTTTCCCACTCTTCCGCTCTGGCTGCATATTTTCTCTTATTCTCCCCATCCAGAGAGTATTTTGCCATCCTTCCATACTTCTCTGCCTGCAGCCTGGCATACTGTTCTTTCGCTTCCTGTTTATTTCCCTGGTTGACTGCCTGCAGCTCTTCCTCTGTCCAGGTGTCATCTGCAGTGCTGATTCCTTTGAAATACGTCGTGTGACTGTCCTTACATCGTGGATGGTAGAGACCTTTGCTGATTGCCGTTGACATCAGCGGGTATGGTCCATCCTCCGGTTTTCCTCCGCTCCATACATCATCTATCAGCACCTTTCCCACAAATGGGAGACATTTCGGGCAGGGATTTCCACGTTTATTCATGATGACGGTGGATATCCCCCACTCCTGTCTTTTCTCTCCCTCTCCGGTCAGATATGCTCTTTTCTGTGCTGTTCTCAGTGCCATGTCTGCATAATCACTCATGGTATGCCTTGCCCCGTTCTTATACTCGATACAGTTAATCCCGGCACGCAGGAAGTCTTTTGTGGCCATATCCACAGCTTTCTCATAGCTGGCTCCGGTGGCTGCATACATCTGGGCATTAAATATAACCTTCCGGTATTGGTCGTTCGCTCTCCGCAGAATCGCAACCTCTGCTTTCTTAAAGTCAGACCTGGTTGCCTTTATCAGGGCATTTATCTTTTTGTCATTTTCCTTGAAGAATCTGCCATCTGCACTGACCTGCTTCTTCGCTTTATAGAGCTTCGCCCCTTCTTTTATTGCTTTTAAGATGCTTACTTCCTGGTCAGCATTTCCCGCTGCCCTCTGCATGGATATTATGGTATCTATTTTCAGATTAATATTTTGAAATATGCCCTGATATTTTTTCAGATTTCTTTTCTTATACGCATCCAGTGCGGCAAGCTGTTCCACCTGCCACTGGCTCCAGTTAAAACCTGCTTCCAATTCTTCTGCCCGGTGATGGTCAAGATTTCGTATCATGGAAGCAGTTAATTCATCCTCTATTGCCCGAAATGCACCGACCACATCATACGTTGTATTGATATCTTTTGGTATTCCTGCCATACTTCATCCTTTACAGACCGTTCCCGGTCAATGTTTCCACTTCCGGCATCTGTGCCATCTGTGGCTCTTCCATCTCGGTGATGCCCTGCTCTGCTTTCAATCTGATTACTTCTTCGCTTTTCCATGTCTCATCCTTAGTATCTCCATACAGTTCGTCCACAGAGGCTTCCACACTCATGATTCCGCCGCTTTTTGCCTTTGAAATCGTTTCGACCTGGCTTTCAAACGACGGGTTTGCATATTCTCCAAAAGAAACGATTATCTCTGTTTCCTTGTATGGCTGCTCGTAATACGCATCCCTTGCAAGCAGCACATTTCTCCATCCAGCTGTATACATCCAGTTCCCTGATGTAATTCACACAACTATCAAAAATATAAAAATCTGCCTTCTTCCCTGCTTCCTCATTCTGGTTCATCCAGCCAAGCTGCAGCATGATTCTGTCTATAATCGTTATCTGCTTATAAGCATTATTAAACAGATACAGACACTGCGGATTGGCTCTTTTGTACTTTGCCAGTTCTGTCAGTGTTGTCTGGTCCGCACTATCCACAAATACATTTCTTGCCATTCCCCATGCTCTGCGGTTACGCTCCAGAAAGTCAATGTAATTCTGTACCGTATCTGACGGAGCTATCGGTGTGTCAAGACTCGCATTGTTATATACCTTTTCATCCAGAACAATGCACCGTCCCATATTAGTGATTCCTAAAAATGACATTGCTATGGTATCCGGACTTTTCGTTGAATAAGCAGTATCAAGACCGGATGCCTTCACCAAACGAAAGTAACTTTTCCAGTTCCATTTCCGACAAATCTGGAAGGATCTTTTTAAAAGTTTCCATAATTTTCTTTTTCTGACATACTAACCACTTCCTTTCTGTTTTTACCAATAGATTTGTTGGTATATTGCAATTATATATTGGTTATATCATTTGCCAAGTATTTTTTGTAATTTACCAACATTTTGTAATTTACCAACATCTTTTCTATTGACATATTAAAAATTAACTGTATAATAAAATCAAGAAAAGAGGTGACTAAATATTGAATGAAAGGTTAAAAAAACTTAGAAAAACCTTAGATTTAACACAACAAGAATTTGCAAACAAAATTGGCATAGCACGAGGTAACATTGGTGCGTATGAAGTTGGAAAGAATGCTCCTAGCGATGCTGTAATTTCTCTAATATGCAAACAATTTAATGTAGATGAAAATTGGTTGCGGACAGGCGAAGGTGAGATGTTTATAAAACAGACAAGAGATGAACAGATTGCCTCATTCATTGGTACAATTCAATCTAATGAAGATGATTCATTTAAGAAAAGATTTGTATCAATGCTTTCTGCACTGGATGAATCGGATTGGGAAGTATTAGAAAAAATGGTACTTATGATTCACGAAAAAAAGGACTAGGCATCAGCCTAATCCAAGGATTGCTTTGATATAACAGAATATTAGTTTTAATTTTCTATCATCTGCTTTATCAAGCATTTCTATTATGAGTGCTTTATAGTCCATGTGTTCATCTCCAGTCATCCACACACTAAAGTAGCGATACAATTCTATTGACAAACATTTGTTTGATTATCAATAGAATTAATAGTAGCCAAAATAACTTTCACCCCCAATTGATTAAAAAAATTTAGAAAAATAAGGAGAATTTCTATGACTTCTCCAAAATGCAAAGGAAACAACATTACTTACCAAACGGTAACAGAATCACGAAAGACTGGTTGTTTAACAGTACTAATTTATTTAATACTAGCGGTTTCGTTACTTGGTTTGTTTATCTTAATCCCATTATTACTTCGTCGGAAAACACAAACTGTAACTTATGCAGTATGCCAAGACTGTGGCCACAGATGGCGAGTATAACTTTAAAAATCATGATACAAAAAATTTCTAAAACTCATTGAAAGTGAACAGCAGATTGAACAACAGAATTGCACCAGAAACCGCCTGATAACAATACTTAGCTGGTCGCTCTATCAGAAAAGTGAACAACAACTGAACAACAAACGAACAACAACTGAACACTAACAAGAATGAAAAGAATAATATAAATACTTTGTGCAAACCGGAGGAGTTGTTTAAGGAGTTGTTTGAGGAACTCTGGAAGCTGTATCCCGTGAAAAAAGGCAAAGGACAGGTATCTGCGGCTGCAAAGCAGCGACTACTTAAAGTGGGCCATGACGAAATGGTCAGAGCAATAGGCAGATACAAAGCCGAACTGGCAAAAGACAGCGAATGGAGGAGACCACAGAACGGAAGCACGTTTTTCAACAGCGGGTATCTGGATTACCCAGATGCCGATTATGTACCACAACTGGAAAAATAATAATCTCAAAGGAGTGAAACAGCATTGAAGAACATACAATATTCAAAGCAGGCTTTAAAATTTCTGAACAAGCAAGATCGCCCAACCAGAATACGCATCGTTAATGCGATTAATCACCTTCCTTCTGGTGATGTAAAAAAATTACAAGGTACTACTGGCTATCGTTTGAGAGTTGGTGATTATCGAATTATTTTTGATTATAACGGAACCGTTCTTGCGATAGAAAAAATTGACAACCGAGGACAGGTATATAAGTAAAGGAGGTATCTCATATGTCAAATGTAAAAGAAAGAATTTTAGGAGCTGTTACTGTAATGTCAGAAGAAGATGCATCATATATCTGGAACATTATTGAAACTACTTTTGCAAATAAGGGCTGGAAAACAATCCCTGAAGAAGCTCCGGATGAAATCGATTTACAAATGCTGAAAGAAATAAAAAGCAATCCTGATTGTCAGGATTTTGTTTCTTCCGAAGAAGCGATGAAAATTTTAGGATTATAAAACGTATTTAATGAAACATAGAGAATCTTTTGAAGTGGAACATATGCCAATGAATCTGCGAGCCAAAAACAGGCCAATACACGACCTCACTGCACACATCTTCCGGCACAACTATGCGACAATGCTCTACTACTCCGGAATCTCTCTGAAAAAAGCTGCTGCCCTCATGGGTCATTCCGATACAAAAATGATTATGGAAGTTTACTCTCATCTGGATGAGCAGAAAGAGCAGACAGAAACCAAACTAAATTCTTTCATCAAAATGGGCTGA